CTAGATAAAGCTGGAGCTTCTTTAGGTAAACTTAAAAAACAAATACAAGCTCTAGATAATGATATGATAAGACTGGATATGAAATTAAAAATATTAATTCAAGAACGTCATATTATAGATAAAAATAAAAAAGAACTTATAACAGAGAAAGAAAAACCCTACTAACCGCAGCTAGTAGGGGGCTTAGATGCTCTAAGAGACAATCTAAGGGGTGAAAAAGTGATTATTTTTTAGCAGCAGGTTTTCTACCTCTTTTAACCGGAGGCTTCTTTTGCTTAGCTTTAAACTCTGCAAGTTCTGCTTCTGCTTTAGCAGCTAACTCTTTTGCATCTTCAACCACTTTGTTAACTTCTTCCAAGTTGTTACGTGTAACTAAAGCACCGGTAACGATACCTGCTACAAAAACAACGATATATAATAATATTTCCATAGATATTTATTTAATTCCTTTATCTTTAGTTTTCCAGAAATATTCATCAGTATCTCCTAAACGATATTCGTAACCATTTTCAACTTGATAAAATTCTGTACTAACCATGAAGTCAGGAGTTTTAGGAGTTTGAGGGGTTAAAGAGTTATCATAAACTCTCATCCTATTATTAGGGTATAATGCATATTGTCCGTTTTCTAATTCAATAATATTAAATGATTTATGTTCTGCAGGTACTTCTGCTGTTGAATAATCAGGTTGATCAGTATTTACATGATAGTTATCTAAAGTAAACATATAAGTACCTTTTACAATATCGTGCGTCCTTGTAAATACTTCAAAGTCCATACTACCGATGAATTGTTTGTATATACAAGTAACTCCATAATCCATACAATTCCAAAACTGTAGATTAGGTAAATCGTAATCAGGTGTTGGTGTCTCAGGTGACGATACAAAAGCAGTAATAGGTAGTTTATCATACACTGCACCGTATTCTGGTAAAAAGGTTTCAAAGTAAAAGGCTCTACCAGGAATACTTTTAGCAGTTACCCAATGACCTTCTACAAATTCACCATGTCCATCTTTACCATCTCTGAGATATTCTTTTCTAACATACACTTTCGTGTTCGGTAGGTTACATATTAATTGACTCATAAATTATACTCGCAACGCTAGATCCCAGATGACTAATTGTAGACGTGGACTGAATTTAAAATTATGTTTTTTGCACAACTCAGCTACCATAGCAGATTTCGCAGTATGCTCATCTCTACTACCACAACAAGGCATCAACCAAACATTTTCCGGGTTTACTAACCCGTTATCAATATATTTTTCAAACAATTCCTTTTCATCATCTTCTGAATCAATAACAAACTTAAAACATTCTCCCTTTTCATTATGATGAGCAATTACATCTGGTTTGTATCGACGGTCTTCAGGGTCACCGTTATTACTCATCTTAGGAGATAAGGTAAATGTCGCATCATATAAATCATACCATTCATCTTTAGGCTTTAAAGTACTATTAGATTCAAAATCGATACGAGGTTTGAATCCAAATCTTTCAACAAACGTCTCTAACCACATAAGAAGTCTTTTTTGCTGTAAGAGAGGTTCACCACCTGTAATCTTAAGAATAGCTCCTCTTTTTAATTCTTTATCATACCCATTATTAGCATAAAAATTATTAAGTTCATCAAAAGTATATCTATTCTTTACAGACCATGATACAAAAGAGTCACAACCGTGAGGTGAATCAGGAGAAGCAAATCCTTGACATGTTAAATTACACATAGCCATTCTCATAAAAACAGACGGCCAACCAATGTACTTACCTTCACCTTCTACGGTATAAAATACATGATCATTACTTAAAGATAAAATATCGTTACTCATATGCTATATTATAACATAGTTCCCTATAATTATCAAGCTTGAGTATTATATTTAATCAAAATTACATTAAAAATTCCAGGTATTTTACACCGGTATAAATATATAAATATTTGTATGCCGAAAAAAACACCTACTCGTAAAAGAGTAAAAGCGGTTAAGAGACAAGTGTCATCAGATGATGTTGCTCTTAAAAATACAGTCGATATTAACAGTGAAAAAAACTGGGATCTCGACTTCAAAATTAACGAAGACTACAAATTAACACCGAATCAGGTAGAATTTTTAGTGAAAGCATTGCAGCAAGATACGCGAATGTGTATGATTGACGGACCAGCTGGTACAGCTAAAACCTACCTCACAGTATTAACTGCATTAAAAATGCTAAACAGAAAACAAATAGATAATATTATCTATATTAGATCTATTGTTGAAAGTGCTTCACGTAGTATGGGTGCGTTACCAGGTGAGTTAGAAGAAAAATTCGCTCCATGGTCAATGCCTTTAGTAGATAAACTTGAAGAGATAACTACAGCAGGAGCAGGTTCAAACTTAATGAATAAAGGTTATATTAAATGTATACCTGTTAATTTTACTAGAGGTTTAACATTTAAAAATGCTTGCGTTATTATAGATGAAGCTCAAAATATGACTAAATCAGAGTTAACCACTATTTTAACTAGATTTGGTGAAAATAGTAAATATCTTGTTGTAGGTGATACATATCAAGCTGATATTGGTGAAAAAAGCGGTTTCATGAATATATTCAAAGCATTTGATGATCCTGTTTGCGATGAAAATGGTATAACTACTTTTAAATTTAACGAAGAAGATATTGTCAGAAGTGAGATATTAAGATTTATCGTCGAGAGACTCAACACCATTTAAAAGTTCTTTTAAAGCTTGTTCTAAACCGATTGGTTGTACATTTACTATCGGAGAATTTACATCTTCCTTTTTTGGTTGCGGTATAACTGATCGCATTTTTGCAAATACATCCTGTTCAAGTTTTACTTGTTGAGGATCTCGTTCACGGGTAGCGGGTATACCACTAGATATACCCGCTTGATTAATTGGATTTTTATTTATATTGTTTTGATATATATCTCCTAACCCCACGACGTACCTTCAAATGGATTACCTAAACCTTGCGTTACTTTATTATGTAAAGGTGCTGCATAAGTTTGTTCTTTTACTGGTTTATCTTGAGGAATTTCAGTAACTGTATTTTCTACAACTGCAGTTACATTTTCTTTCTCTGTATTATCTTGAATCTGTAGCGTAATATCACCGAGACTCTCTTCATAAATTGCACTATTCCCTTCATGCTCCCAGACCTCTACTTTGATAACTCTTACACGGTTATTTGTTTGTTCGGTTACAAATTTATTTGTTGTTTCATAAACCCATTCAGCAGTTCTTTCAATACCGACGCCTTTCTCAGCAATGCGAAGATCAATCATACCCTTATCAGACATCAACTTAAATGTATCCAATTCAGGATCATCAGCAGCTACTACAGTTGTATGATCGAATTGCTTTTCTAAAAGTTTTTTAATTTCTCTACAACCACCGAAATCATAAATCCAATTCTTATCATCTAATTGATCTGCTGTAAACCATAACTTACATTGCAATCTATAACCATGAATTAACTTACAATGACTATCTGCTCTCCATTGACGAAAAGCTGTACTACCCATAGGAATAATCTTCGTTGAAATATATCTCATATTATTATTATGAAGTATATATCATGATAATCAACTTTTTTTATGATAAGAGTTGATTTATATTTTTAACCTATTAAAATACCTTTAGGTGGAAGGGAGGAGGAGATCATTCAGTTATTTTTTTACCTCTGATGTAGGTGAAGGGTTAGCTTTTGCTTCAGCTTCTTTAATTTCAGCTTCAGTTGCTGCAACACCTTTTTTGTAGTTAATTAAATATTGCTTTGTTGTTGGTAAATCTTGCAATATTTGAAATTTCATGTAACCTGACTTTTCATCGGGTCTCATGAGAATATGCTTACCGTCAGTTAAAGGCTTTACATCTGTTTTATTAATAGGGTATTGACCGTCACTATATTTAACACCCATTAATTGTTTATTTTCACTGCTCAATGTATATAACTTTTCTTGACCGTTCCATTGAAAATTTACACCTTCTGTAGTTATAGCATTAATAGGTTGGTTTTCATTATCATATGCATATATAATACCGGTATTACTTTCCGCGGATTTAAATTCATTATCTTTTGCTTGTAACAAGTATGTGAGGTATTTTATGTCGCGATCCTTTAGTATATTAGCAACATCTGGTGTTAACGGTTTTAGCGTATACTGAATACCTTTTTCACCGAAACTAGTTCTACCTGTCAATTCGAATAATGCGTTATCGATTGTCAGTCTTGAATCTGGAGTTACTACCGGGTCTTCTGCTGGTTCTGGATCTTCTGCTGGTTCTTCAAATTCAATCCTATCACCGGGGTATATATCCTTGAGGCCCTGTACAATTTTTTCAGCTTTGTCTTCACCGAGAGATTTAATCCAATCACCTTTATATGATTTTTGAAAGTTAAATTCCGGTTCTTCAGCATCTTCTACGCTCGATCCGGATAATCCCTTCTTAGGGTCATGACCTTTAAAGGTAAACGGTATATCAGGGTATGTTTCTTTAACAGCTTTCAGGAAACTAGGTACACCTTTTGATATCCATTGCACGCGCCTATCAATTACCTTCTTGCCTGTATCCGGGTCAGTTAATTTCATTTCGGTATCTAATTTTAAAACATCTTTAAGTATATCCCAAACACGTACAGCTTTTGATTTACCGTCCTTATTACCAGCCATTTGCTCCATATTCTTGAAGCTACCCTTTTCATTTCTATCTAACGAGGCTTGAGCTTCATTTATTTTTTTTAAAAAATGTGCTGGTAGTACTGCCTCATTTGCTTCTGAAGCTTCCGGAGCCTCTTCAGAAGCAGCAGATGCATCTTGACCATATGCATTTATTTTTTTTATAATATCATCACCGAGTTTAATTTTGTTAAATCCACCTTTACCAAAATATCCCATTTTATTAGTACTTTTATCAAGTTGTTTATCTAATATTTTTTGTAGAGCATCTCCGATATCCCATTTGCCTCTTGCAACTTCAGCGCCTTTCTTAATAAAGTTAGTGGATTTTTGAGCTGCACTTGCAACTTTATTTAAGATCCCCCCTTTCTTAACAGGTTTATTTGCATTTGCAGCTAATTGACCTGTATCGGTAGTGTTAGATTCAGGCGTTGCTTCCTGTATTAATTTTAAAAAATTACTCATTATTAATATTATTTATTGATTTTATATTTATATACTATATAATTAGTGTATGTCAGATAAAAGTAAAAATTATGAATGGTTAGGTGAAGATGATGAACTTACCGGGGAAAAGGACGTTATCGCAAAAGAAATTATGGGTGAAGAGTTTAGTAAAGGCTACTTTCCCCCTATTAGAGTATATGATGATAATGTCAATGCAGATAAAGAATACATTTCTTCATTACCTGACCTTCAGAACGGCCCTTCTAGTTTAATTCAAGGTGCACCTGTACCTATTCAACAAGTAGGTATCCATAACTTTAAACTACCGTTAACTTATAAGAAGAGAGATGGTAAGACTATTGAGTTAGAGACGAGCGTTACTGGCAGCGTTAGTCTCGAAGCTCATAAGAAGGGCATTAATATGTCTCGTATCATGAGAAGCTTCTATGACCATAAAGATGAAGTATTTAGTATGGGTAAGATTAGAGATGTTCTCGAGACATATAGGAATAATCTTAAGAGCTTCGACTCTCGTATTATGCTTAAGATTTCATATCCTATTAAGCAACAGAGTCTACGTAGTGGTTTAGAAGGCTTCCAGTATTATGACGTAGTATTTGAAGGCGATCTAACTAAAGAAGGTGAATTTAAAAAGTATATTCACTTTGATTTCGTTTATTCATCGGCATGCCCTTGTAGTTTTGAATTAAGTGAGCATGCTGAAAAGTATCGTAATAGAGCTACAGTGCCTCATAGTCAACGAAGTGTTGCTCGAGTTAGTGTGAAGTTTGATGATATGCTCTGGGTCGAGGATCTCCAGGAATTATGCTTAGCTGCTCTTCAAACCGAAACTCAAGTAATGGTCAAGAGAGAAGACGAGCAGGCGTTTGCTGAAAAGAACGGTGCTTATCTTAAGTTCGTAGAGGATGCAGTTAGACTACTCTTCGAAAAGCTTAATAATGAATCTCGTATTAAAGACTTTAAGATTGTAGCTTCGCATAACGAAAGCTTGCATAGTCATAATGCTGTATCAGTTATTGTAAAGGGTGTAGAAGGTGGCTTCTCAGCTGGAGTAGCTAGAGATGTATTCGAATCAACTGGATTACGGTAGTTTAAATATATAACAATATTACAAAACTGTTAGTGAAAGCTAACAGT